TACCATATGAAGGTGATGCTTTAAAAATTACATCTGATAATTCTCGTTTTGGATATCATACTGTAACTGGTGTAAAAGAATTTGAATTTACTACTCGTGGTCACGTATGGGCAGAGTTTGTTGCAACAGCTACCACGGATACAGGTGTATTTACTGTTGATGTATCAACTTATCCAGATATTGCTAAACATTATACTTTATGGAATGATTATAATAATACACATATATGGATAAACGGTAATTTTGGAACACAATATAATGTTACCAATATAAGCATTAGTGGTAATATTTATACTATTACTTTAAATACAGACCCAATGATTAATAGTAATGACAGATTGACAATGATGTCATGGTCACAAGGTACTCGTGCAACATGGGACAGTGTGTATATGGACGAAGATTGGCGAGCATATCAGCCAACAACGAATAGCAACTCTGTTCAAATTGATATAAATGATCCTACTTTATATACAAAGCTTTTTGCAAATCCAACAAAATCATATATTGTTTTTGATGATAAGCCCGTTAATTGGATAATGAATGGCGATACAAGAGTCAACCAACATCTAGTTGATGACTCTAGATCAATTAACTCTATCACAGAAATAGATGGTAGCCTATGTTCTATTACATTCGATGGACCTCCTATCTCTATAAAGACAGATGATAATGGATATACAATTACTGCAAAATCATCTCTTACTCAGGTTGATTTGAATTACGTTGCAGTTAGTAGAACTCTTTATCCTCAAATTAATGAATATGTTTATTACTCAGGTGGTCAAGTTACTATTGGAGGAACAACACGAAATATTAGCAGCGCACCTTCAGATTTAAATGGTCAAACTTATGAATATCCAGATATTAGCTATTATGGTGATAATTGGGTTATTCATCTTGATGGTAATATAACTTGTAACGCTGGTGATGATCTAACAATTTCATGGATAAAGCCAGGTACAGAAATTACTCTTATAGCACATGATCCTGGTAAATCACAGGGTGGAAATTTTATTCAATGGTTTGATTGGAGAAAAGATTTGCCTTTCTTCAAAGCAAGTTATACAAATGGTGTAACCTCTGGTCGTATTGATTGGACAGTTAAAATTTCTCGCCCACTCGAAAATACAACTGATTCGCAGAACAGCTTTAGACCTGAATTAAATTTTGGACAAGATAATGTTGGAAACTATATTGGTGGTCCAACTACTATTTACTTTGACAATTGGAGTTATAATGCCCCTCGTTGGTTTGGCGAATCTCATAATAATGCAGAAAATAGTAATTTATTTTGGAGATATGGTCCAGAAGGAATTTTCTTCAAGGAATATTCATATGGCAATCGCTCACAAACTGTTCGTGTAAAGGTTGCATATAAGATGGATTTATTTATTTCTGATGATGATCAGTATTGGGATTAATTTTTAACTTAAATGAATATTGAAAAACTAGACGAGACTAACTTTTTATTATACGCAGCGAAACATTATGATAATCCACAATGCTACGACACCGTAGAATTTTATGATGATTTGAAACGATTTAAATATATTAAAAGATTATTCAATAGGTATGCAGAAGAAGGTGATTTGAAAGAGCGATTGATACTCAATCATATCATTGTACTCAACAATGTATTTGGACCAGAACCAACAGCAAAAATGTTGTTTCTTAAGTGTAAGGGGTTGGAAGAATATTTGAAACCATTTCTTTTGTTTTTAAATATTCTTCCTGAGAAGATAGAAAATATTGGTATAGAAAACAGAACTTTCTATACGATAGAAATAAAAATGAATACGTATATCCTAGAGGAACTAAGGAAAATATAATGGTTGTAGATGCATATCTAGTATATTCTTTTATCAGAAGATTGGTTACACCATTTGAAAAGTATCCTGCATACACAGCTGGATTGATTGATAAGAATGGCAACTTTACAAAGAGTAGAAATAGCTTTACTCCTGATGAGCGTAAAGCTCTTCCTATGTTTGATATCATGATCATCAATCTAAAGAAATTGATTGCAAAGTTTCCTTTTGGTAAAACACGTATCGCAACTATTGCAGCTGCTTTGATGCTTCTCAGATCAAAGCCAACTGTCCATGCCAAGAAAATAAAAGAAGATTATACAGACGAATTGTTTACTCTTGAAGAAGATTTAATTAAGACAATGAAAGAAGTAGAATCTGTTATGGAAGATGGTGCTGTAGTAAATAATGCTGGAGGTGGAGGTATTGCTGGATTAGGTGATAAGCCATCTGTGATTGTTGTTCCTCCAAAAGCAGCGCAAAATTATAAAAAGAAAAATACAAAAGCTGATATAATCATGGGCATAGTAAAAAGAAAGCCAGTATAAAATGTTTGGTAGATTACCACTAATAATTTTTGGAATAGTTTTTTTTATAGGAACATTTTGGACATGGCTTGCTGTTCATGACCACAATCTAAGAGTAGAGATTATCGCAGAGTTTAATGCTGCCCAAGAACAACTCCTTGCTGAAAAAAAGGCAGAGTTTGATAATCAAGTAAAAGAACTTCAAGATAAAACAATTGTATTAAAGAAAGAAGTAGATGCAAAGAATGCATCCTTAGATACAATTGCTTCAGAAATTGAAATTACTATGAGTAAATCCAAAGATGCAAATAATGCAGCTGCACCTTACCTAAAAGAAATTATTACAAAAATGCAAAAGTCATTTGGTGAGAAAGAAATTAAAAAATGAAAAAGGTATTATTATTATCAACATTGTTATTAGCTGGGTGTGCGTCTGATCCAATAAAACTTTTATCACCAGAATACAAAGTTGTCAAGATACCAGACACACTTTATGACTGTCCTACCATAAAAAAATTCCCAGATGCAGATAAGCTCACCAATCAACAGGTTGGCAGTCTTTTGATAAAGGTTCAAAAGAACAATATGGTATGCAAAAATTCACTTGACAGCATCAAAAAATATATGGACGAAGCAGACACAACTATATCAACCAAAAAATAATCATTGACTTCCTTTTCAATGCGTATATACTAGGTATTGCATTATTGAAATTGGAGATATTGATACATGAGTAATCTTTGGTTAGATCAGAAGTATGCTTCCCTCATTGGAACACAGCTTGAAAAGTTTAAGATCGTAAAGACCAAGCCCTTTGGTGCAAGGTTTCGCTGTCCTGTATGTGGTGATTCGCAGACAAATAAGCTAAAGACTCGTGGTTATTTCTATGAGCATACTGATCGTATCAATATGAAGTGTCATAATTGTGGCTATAGCACTTCTCTTCAAAAATTTATTCAGACAATCAATCCAGTTCTATACTCAGAGTATAGGATGGAACTCCTAAAGAATGATGAACAAGCTAAGTCTGAGCCAGAGAAATTCGTGACTGATGTTACAAAGTTTTCATCACGTAGAGTTGACCACTTTGATCCGTTTAAATCATTGAAGAAGGTATCTCAGTTACCTTATGATCACGCAGCAAAAAAATATATTTTAGATCGAAAAATCCCCTCAAATACGCATTATAGGCTTTACTATTCACCTACATATTATCACTGGGTGAATGAAATTGTTCCAGATAAGTTCAATGAGAAGGCTCTTAAATATGATGAGCCTCGTATCGTTTTTCCTTTCATTGATGAAAGGGGATATGTATTTGGATTTACTGGCAGAGCAATTCGTCCCTCAACAGGGTTACGTTATTCCACAATCATTCTAGACGACACGAAGCAGAAGGTATTTGGTCAAGAGACAATAGACAAAAGAAAAATTGTTTACATTGTTGAAGGTCCAATTGACAGTCTGTTTCTTGATAATTGTTTGGCAATGGCTGGATCAGACGTTAACTTTAATTTGCTTGCGGACTCTAACAAGATTGTGGTAGTATATGACAACGAACCAAGAAATAAGGAAATTGTTGGTAAAATTGATAAAGCAATCTCTCAAGGATTCAAAGTCTGCATCTGGCCTGATCACATCAAAGAAAAAGACATAAATGATATGGTAAAAGCTGGTCATTCAAGAGCATCTGTACAATCAATTATAGATCACAATACATACAGTGGACTTTCTGCTAAGATGAGGATGCAGTCATGGAGCAAGTTATGAAGTATACAGCAACAATAGAAACAGCAAGTGAAAATGGAGAATTGTACATGATTCTTCCTGATGATCTAATCAAAGAACTTGATTGGAAAGAGGGAGATGTGCTACAATGGACTATTGATGGCGACACCGTAATTTTATCCCGTAAAGAGGCAGAGAAGAATGATTAATACAGTTCTAGTAACAAAAAGAAACGGCAAAAAAGAACATCTAGACTTGGCGAAATTTCACAAGGTAGTTGCTTGGGCATGTGAAGGACTTAATGGTGTCTCAGAATCTGAGATTGAATTGAAGTCACAAATTCAATTTTATAATGGAATCAAGACAACAGATATTCAAGAAACACTTATCAAGGCTGCTGCTGATCTTATTAGCGAGGATTCCCCTGCTTATCAGTATGTTGCTGGTCGTCTTATCAATTATCATCTAAGGAAGCAAGTCTATGGAGACTATAATATTCCTCATCTTTCTAAGCACATTTCTAATGTTATTGAGTTTGGATACTACGACAAAGATATTAAAGAATGGTATTCTGTTGACGATCTTAATACTCTTGATTCATATCTTGATCACAAGCGAGACTGCCAAATTGTTTATGTGGGTATGGAACAATTTAGGGGTAAGTATTTAATCAAGAATCGTGCGACAAATCATATATATGAGACGCCACAGTTTTGCTATATGCTGATTGCGATGGTGTTGTTTCGTAATTACCCAAAAGAAACTCGTCTTAAGTGGGTAAAGGATTTATATGATGCGACTTCTACTTTTGAACTTTCATTGCCAACTCCTATTATGGCTGGTCTCCGCTCGCCTCAAAAGCAGTTCTCATCTTGCGTCCTTATCGAAACTGGTGACTCATTGGATTCAATTAATGCCACTGCTTCTGCCGTGGTTAAGTATGTTTCTCAGAAAGCTGGTATTGGTATTAATGCTGGTCGTATTCGTGCTATCGGGTCTCCTATTCGTGCAGGGGATACTACACATACTGGAGTTATTCCCTTCTTCAAACACTTCCAGTCTGCGGTTAAAAGTTGCTCGCAGGGAGGTGTCCGTGGCGGTGCAGCAACTCTTTATTATCCTGCGTGGCACCTTGAATTTGAGGACTTAATTGTTTTAAAGAATAATAAAGGTACGGAAGATAATCGTATCAGAGGTTTGGACTATGGGGTTCAGTTTAACAAAGTTATGTACGAAAGGCTTCTTACGGGAGGTGTTATTACTCTTTTTAGCCCTCATGATGTTCCTGATCTTTATGACTCTTTTTTTGTTGATACCGATACATTTAGATCACTATATGAAGCAGCAGAACAGAATCCAACAATTAGAAAGAAGTCAATCCCAGCAATAGAATTGTTCTCTTCCTTCATGCAGGAGCGCAAGGATACTGGTCGTATTTACTTGATGAATGTGGATCATGCTAATGATCATGGTGCTTTTATTAAAGAATTAGCACCCATTCATCAGTCTAATCTTTGTTGTGAAATTGACTTGCCAACAAAGCCTCTTAATGATATAAATGATCCTGATGGAGAAATCTCACTCTGTACTCTGGCTGCTATTAATTGGGGGAAAATTCGTGAAACTTCTGATTTCGAGCGTCCTTGTACTCTTGCTGTTCGTGCCCTTGATGAGTTGCTTGATTATCAAGATTACCCAATTCTTGCAGCAAAAAGTTCTACGATGGCAAGACGCCCTCTGGGTGTTGGTATTATTAATCTGGCTTATTGGCTTGCTAGGAATGATTTATCTTACCAAAATATCAATAGCGATGGATTGGGAAAACTACATGAGTATGCGGAAGCTTGGTCTTATTATTTGATTAAAGCGTCAGTTGATTTAGCGGAGGAAAAAGGTGCGTGTCCTAAAAGTAATGAAACCAAGTATAGTCAAGGTGCGTTCCCCATACACACCTACAAGAGAGAACTGGACGAAATCGTATCGCCGCAATATAGGATGGATTGGGCTGGGTTGGGCGATAAGGTTAAGTCTTACGGCATCAGGAACTCAACGCTCATGGCTCTCATGCCATCAGAAACATCAGCACAGATTAGCAACGCAACGAATGGTATTGAGCCACCAAGATCGCTTGTCTCTGTTAAACAGTCTAAGGATGGCGTCCTTAAACAAGTTGTACCAGAAGTTCGTAAACTTAAAAAGAAATACGACCTACTTTGGGACCAACAGTCCCCCGAAGGATATCTTAAGATTTGCGGGGTATTGCAAAAGTTCATTGATCAAGGAATATCCGTTAACACCTCGTACAACCCAAAGTTCTACGAAGATGAAAAGATACCAATGAGCGATATGATTGGGCATCTGTTGATGTTCTATAAGTACGGAGGAAAACAACTTTATTACTTCAACACCAATGATGGTGCTGGTGAGTATGAAGAAGAGCCTTTGGCTGCTGGTGTTGTTGAAGATGAGGATTCCTGTGAATCATGCAAAATCTAGCAGTAAACATTACCGAATCAGCTAAAGAACATATTATTAGCGTACTTAATAAAATGGATAAGTCAATATTGTATTTTGGTATGAAGGG